ATCATTTCGATTGCGAACTTCGTTGACGAGCGTGGCCTCCTCATTGCGGCTCGTCCCCGTCGTCTCGTGGTGCCGTCGCAGTTGATGTTCGTTGCCGAGCGCCTCATGGAGACCACTCTCCGTACGGCGACTGCCGACAACGATATCAACGCGATCCGTAACATGGGCGCTATCCCGGAAGGCTATGCGGTCAACCATTATCTGACCGACACCAACGCCTTCTTCATCATCACCGACGTACCGAATGGCATGAAGCACTTCGTCCGTACGCCGATGACGACGAGCATGGATGGCGACTTCGATACGGGCAACGTCCGTTACAAGGCTCGCGAGCGTTATTCGTTCGGTGTCTCGGACCCGCTTGGCATCTATGGATCTCCGGGTTCGGCCTGATATATATTCAGGCTGTCCCTAGAGAGAAGTCGGCTAGCACTGGGGGCTACGGGGGTAAAATCCTGTAGCCCCTTTTTTATTGACTGTTTAAATCTGTAGGCGTATACAGACAGAGTATTCGGGAAAAATCGTGTATCAGACAGGCCCGACTGACGACATGCAGACTGATACACACACTCGCATGTGAGGAATTGAAATGGCTCGTACTACTTTCTCCGGCCCGGTTAAGTCTGACAATGGCTTTGAGGGCAATGTCGTTGGTGATTTGGTTACTGCCACGACTCTCGTCATTGGAACCACGACGATCACCGCTGGCGTTGCTACCGGTTCGGTCTCGGCCCAAGTTGGCTATATCCCGGTCAAGATTGGATCGACCACGAAGTACATCGCGCTGTATTCCAGCCTGACTCCGTAAGATTTTTAAGGGGGGCGAAAGCCCCCTTAACCTAATGGAGATTCAGCATGCAATACGATGTATGGGCGGTCAGCCCGGATTCTAACGACGACTACTTCTTCGCCTCTGGTTCCGCCAGTGGAACCCTGAGCCTGTTGGCCAATGATGTTGGTTTAAACGGCACAGGCTACAAGGTCTCCATTACCTCCAGCGGTGTGGACTCCAACAAGACCTTCACCATTAGCGGTGTCGTGGTTGGCGCTGTGGGTTACGACGGTGTGGTCACCGAGTCAGTCACTGGCCCGAGTGCCGGTGTGGTGTACTCAACGAACTATTACACCCGAGTCAACTCTGTAGCGATTAGCGCCACCTCCACCGGCAATATCAAGATTGGATATGGTGGTGATCTAGCGTTCCCGCGAACCCGCATCAAGGGTGTGTATTTCGTCAGCAATGGCTCAAGCGGTTCGATTGTCTTTACCGCAAAGCCAAGCAATAAGGTGATCTTGAACTTGGCAGTTCCCAGCGGAACCTTGTCTCAGGACATCATGATTCCGCCAGAAGGTATCCTGACCACCAAGAGTGGTAATGGTGACTTCGCGGTGATGACCCTCACCAATCTGACCCATGCCACAGTTATCTGCGGGTAAGTCATGGCCAAAGATCCGGTCCTTAAACGTATCGGGGTTGCTGGCTACAACAAGCCTAAGCGCACCCCTAGTCATCCCACTAAGTCCCATGTGGTGGTGGCTAAGTCTGGCGATCAAGTAAAGACGATTCGCTTCGGACAACAAGGAGTCTCAGGTTCCCCGCGAAAATCCGGGGAATCTGAGTCCTACCGAAACCGACGTGAATCGTTTAAAGCCAGACACGCTAAGAACATTTCCAAAGGCAAGATGAGTGCAGCCTACTGGGCTGACAAGGTTAAGTGGTAACCGGCCATGGAAATGATGATTTGGAACATGATTCTGACCTTTATCGTGGCGATTCTAGGTTGGGTTGTGAAAGACAAGTTTGCGGAATTGCAACGCCTTGGCATTCTTCTCAACAGAACCCGAGAGGAAGTCGCAAGGGATCACATTACGAGAGCCGAGGTCCGAGCAGATTCTCAGATGCTGCTTGACCGACTGGATCGGCTGGAACAAAAGATTGATCGCATAGCAACCAACATGGCTACAGGTGATCGTCGTGGCTAAAGCCAAAAGCAAAGTAAACGCAGCCGGTAACTACACCAAGCCCGAGATGCGTAAAGCATTGTTCAACCAGATCAAGGGTGCTGCTGTGCAGGGAACCAAGGCTGGCCAATGGTCAGCCCGTAAGGCACAACTGCTTGCCAAGAAGTACAAGGAGAAGGGCGGTGGATACCGGGACTGATCTTGAGTTATTCAAGGCGCAGGTCCAAGCCGAACTAAATCGGCTTGAAGCCAAGTCGTCTGCCAAGGAAGTGGCCGGTAAAGCCATTGGTAAAGACGGACTCAAGTACATCACCGTCATTGTGGTGATCGGTGTTGCATCCAGTCTGGTGCTGGATTCAGACAAGATTGCTGCTGTCATGGGCCTTCTTGGCGCATCTCTGACGGCGCTTATCTCCATGCTCAATGGCATTGCTGGAGCCAGCGAGAAGGAAGAGAAGCCAGAGTTTGCCGTTATCAAGGAACTCATTGGCAAACTCGACAAGTTAGATCGTAAAGAGCAGCCCATGAAAGTGGATGTTGAGAACGGCCATGTCACTGTCACCAAGGGCGACGATGTCGTTAAGGCCAGTCGATGAAGTCACCGCAGCAATCCTTGAAGGCTTGGACTGCTCAGAAATGGAGAACCAAAAGTGGTAAACGATCTTCTGACACGGGCGAAAGATATCTTCCAGAGGCTGCGATCAAGGCTCTTTCCCCAGCCGAGTACGCCAGAACCACCGCTGCCAAGCGAAAAGGTAAAGCGCAAGGAAAGCAGTTTGTACAGCAACCCAAAGGCATTGCTGAAAAAACGCGCAGTTTCCGCCAAAAAGGCAAGGGCTAAGGAGAAGAAGTAATGGCGATTTCAAGAGCAAACATGAGCCAGCAGATTGAGAAGCCGGGCAAGGTTCGCAAGGTGATGCGCGAGTTCAAAGAAGGAACTCTGCATTCCGGTAAGAAAGGGCCTGTGGTGAAGAACCGCAAGCAGGCTGTGGCTATTGCTCTCTCCGAGGCTGGCATGAGCAAGCCTGAGAAGAAAGCAGTGGGTGGTCGTATTGATGGCTGCGCTATGCGCGGCCTTACGAGGGGATAATCATGATGAAAGGAATGGGATTGCTCTCTTCCCTCATGGGAAGAAAGATGGGCAAGATGAACGGCAAAGACTCCAGTGTCTCCATCACTATTGAAAAGGAGATGGATGAGTCTGATGACATGATGGGGGGCGGTATGACCAAGTACGCAGAAGGCGGCAGCCTTAAGATGGTAGATAAGGGCGGCCAGAAAGTTCCGTTCTTTGCTGCCGATGGGAAAGGTAAAATGATGGCCGGTGGCCCAGTCAAGTACGCCAAGGGCGGACGCATTGACGGCTGCGCTATCAAGGGCAAGACCAAGGGCACCTACCGGTAATGGCTACCAGCGGCACAGCGACGTTTAACCCAGACTTCGCCGAGATCGTCGAAGAGGCGTACGAGCGTGCCGGTCTGGAATTGCGAACAGGTTATGACCTGAGAACTGCCCGTCGATCCATGAACTTCATGGCTCAGGAATGGCAGAACCGGGGTATTAACCTTTGGACCGTTGAGACGGGAACCCAATCTTTGACTCCGGGCGTGTACACCTATACGATGCCCTCTGACACCATCGACCTGATTGAGCATCAGTTGCGTATCTATGATGGCAACACCACTCAGCAGGCCGACTACAGCATGGCTCGTATTTCGGTCTCCGACTACGCCATGCTCAACAACAAGTTGACCCAAGGCCGTCCGCTTCAGATCTATGTGGATCGTCAGCGAGATGCACCGATTGTCTACTTGTGGCCGGTTCCCGATAACGTCCAGCAGTACACGCTGGCCTATTGGTACATCAGGCGTATTCAGGACGTGGGTGCTGGTGGAACCAATACCATGGATGTGCCAGCCCGATTCCTGCCTTGCTTAGTGGCAGGATTGGCCTACTACATTGCCATGAAGAAGCCTGAGGCAGCGGATCGTATTCCGTTACTCAAGTCTGAATACGAAGCGCAGTTTGAGTTGGCGGCAGGTGAAGACCGTGACAAGGCTGCTTCACGGTTCCTTCCGTACATCTCTAGCGTCACCGGAGGAGGATAACGGTGGCTCAGCCTTTTGCATCTGGCAAACATGCGATTGGCTTCTGTGACATGTGCGGTTTTCAGTTTAAACTGCACCAGTTAAGGAAGGAAATCTACGATCAGATTTGGACTGGAAATCTGGTCTGTGATGAATGTTTGGACGTGGATCAACCCCAACTTCAGTTGGGCAAGATTCCGATGGATGATCCTCAGGCTTTGCAGAATGCAAGACCTGACCAGTCATTGATTGAAAGCCGGGACATCCAGTGGGGATGGAATCCGGTTGGCGGAGCGCAGGCGTATGATGACCCACTAACCCCCAACCTCTTGGTTGCGGCTGGGGCTGTGGGAACCGTGACGGTCGCTACGAGTTAGTTTAAACATGAATTACTCACAACTCTCTACGCTCATTCAGGAATACTGCCAATCGACGGAAACGTCGTTCGTGGCCAATATCCCGAACTTCGTCCAGTTGGCCGAAGAGCGGATCTATAACTCGGTCCAGATCCCGGCCCTCCGCAAGACTTCCACTGCTTCAGCGGTGATCGGCAACCAGTACATGTCGCTGCCATCAGATTGGCTGGCGACATTTTCGTTGGCGGCTATTCACCCGGTGACCAACGTCTATACGTTCCTGTTGAACAAAGACGTGAACTTCATGCGGGAATGTTTCACTACCGCAACGACCTCGGGTGCGCCTGCGTATTACGCTGTTTGGGACAACGACACTATGTTGTTGGGTCCAACCCCAAACCTCGCGTACACCTTGGAACTGAATTACTACTACTACCCGGTGTCCATCGCGGATGCGGGAACCTCGTGGCTCGGCACTAACTTTGAGACGGTTCTTCTCTACGGATCACTCCGTGAGGCTTACACCTATCTCAAGGGTGAGCAGGACATGGTCGCTGCCTACGAGCAGAAGTATCAAGAAGCACTGGCTCAGATTGATCGCCTTGGCGATGGTCTGGATCGTCAGGATGCATATCGTTCAGGTCAGGTCAGACTTCCGGTGAGGACATGAGTTTTACCGCCACATCAGAATTAGGGCAGGTGTTTGTTCAGACGACTGATCATCGTGGACACACCGTGGAAGAGATTGCAGAACGTGCGGCTAACCGCATCCTCAGTGTTGACTCCAAGGAAGCACTGCAGCATTGGCTAGTGAAATATCTCACCGAGGCTCAAAAGGCTGAACGTGAGTCGATCTGTAAGAAACTGAATCAAAAAGGCTATGCGGAAATCGCACACTTAATTGGAGACCTCTAATGGCTATATCTCAAGCAATGGTGACTTCGTTCAAGGTGGAAATCCTTGACGGTATTCACGCTTTCGGTTCTGCTGTCATTCGCGCCTCTGCCGCTCCTGACGTATTTAAACTGGCTCTCTATACGTCATCGGCTACGCTCGGCGCTGCGACCACGGCTTACACCACCTCGGATGAAGTCTCGTCCTCTGGTACGAACTACACCGCTGGCGGTTTGACGCTGACGATCTCGCAGGTTCCGACATCGACTGGCACGACGGCGTTCTTGGACTTCGACGATCTGACGTTCCCATCAGCAACGCTGACGGCTCGTGGCGCTTTGATCTACAACGCGACCCAGAGCAACAAGGCGGTGGCAGTTCTGGACTTCGGTTCGGATAAGACTTCGACCGCTGGTAACTTTACGATCCAGTTCCCGACACCCAACTCTACGTCCGCGATCCTCCGTATTGCCTAAGAGGGTGTTTAAATGGCCCTCGTACTTGCTGATCGCGTCCTAGAAACCACTACCACCACAGGTAGTGGAACCATTTCGCTTGCCGGTGCGAGTGTCGGATATCAAGGCTTTTCAACTGGCGTTGGTAACGGAAACCAAACCTATTACACCATAGCCCTTGAAGGTGGCTCGGAATGGGAAGTGGGTATTGGAACCTACACCTCCGTAAGTGATTTGCTGTCTCGTGATACGGTCTTAGCCTCTAGTGCAAGCGGAGCGAAGGTCACTTTCTCCGCAGGCGTTAAACAGGTCTTTGTTACTTACCCTGCTGGCAAGTCTGTCTTCTTTACGCAGTCAGGTACGATCAGTGCTTCATCTGGCAGGATTACAAACGTCGCTGCACCTGAAGCGGCTACTGATGCGGCAAATAGAGAATATGTAGATAACTTAGCCGCCGCTGCGATCCACGTTCACACTAATGTTGTCTTGGCGACTCCAGCCAGTACTGGACGAACGGATACTTACAACAACGGCACGGCGGGTGTCAGTGCAACTCTGACGGCTACGGCCAACGGAACTTTGGTCATTGACAGCACGGTGGCTCAAGCCGCGCAGCGTGTTTTGATCAAGGACTGCACGAACCAAATTGGTAACGGCATCTACGTTGTTACGACGGTAGGCAATGGGTCTACCCAGTACGTCATGACCCGTTCCGATGACGCTGACACTTACGGTGAAGGTGGATCTAACTCGCTTGACGAAGGTAGTTATTTCTTCGTTTCAGGCGGTACGTCTCAGAAGGGCGCTGCTTACGTCTGTAATACGCCGGGAATTATTGTCTTCGGCTCAACCAATATTACCTTTGCCGAGTTTAGTCAATCTCAGGTGTATCAGGCTGGAACCGGGATTGATATCACCAACACCACAATCTCATTGCAGACTCCGGTTGCAGTGGCAAATGGTGGTACGGGAACTGGGTCAACGCCTACCGACGGTCAGTTACTGACCGGCAATGGATCAGGTTTTAGTTTAAACACTCTTAAGTCTGGCACCGGAATCAGCGTTGCTAATGCGCCGGGTTCAATCACGATATCGGCAACCAGCGTTACTGGCCCGATTTTAGAATCAGAAATCACGATTGACGAAAACTACACCATCAGCACTGGCAAGAATGGTTTGAGTGTTGGACCTGTCACTATTGCGTCGGGTTACAACGTCACGGTTCCAGCAGGACAGACTTGGGTAGTTTTGAATCAAGCGTCTGGCAGCGGTGCCGGTACGATAGCAACGGTTGGAAAGGCAATCGCAATGTCGATTGTGTTCGGAGGTTGATGAGATGGCGAATCCAAATATTGTCAGCGTTTCCGCAATCTACGGGAACAATTCACTGACATCACTATCTACCACGAACGCAACGGCTATCGTGAACAACGCTGCATCTAGCGGCAAGGTCTTCAAGATCAATAGCATCATTGTGGCGAACGTGGATGGTACAAGCGCGGCAGATATTTCGATCAATGTCTACAGTCAGGATGACCTAGGCGGCACGGCTTACGCGCTGGCTTCTACAGTGTCGGTTCCTGCTGATGCGACGTTGGTAGTAATCGACAAGAACACTTCGATCTACTTGAAGGAAGATCAATCTATTGGTGCGACGGCTGCGACGGCCAGCGATCTTGTTGTCATCGCTTCTTGGGAAGAGATCAACTAATGACCCTGCGATATACAGGCGGAGTCATACGAGCGGCTGCGCCTACAGTTAATTCTACTTCTGCGAAGGGAGTTTGGTTAATGAGCCAAGTTCTTCCCTATCGTGCCGCTAATACTTGGCCCGGTCAGCCAGCGCCTATTATTCAAACCTTCCTTGCTTCCGGTACTTGGACGGCTCCGAGTGGTGTAAGTGAGGTTGAATACCTTGTGGTCGCGGGTGGAGGTGGCGGTGGAGGTAATGCTGCTGGCGGTGGCGGTGCAGGTGGGTTCCGTACTGGCACAGGTTTATCTGTAACCGCCGGAACTGACTACACAATCACGGTAGGTGGAGGCGGCACCGCTGGGCAAGGAGGAAATCCGGGATCAAATTCTGGTGGAAAAGGGAATGATTCGATATTTAGCACCATTACATCTACTGGCGGCGGACTAGGTGGTGGCGGACCCGGCCCATCATTAGCCGCTGGCGGCTCAGGCGGTTCAGGCGGCGGTGGGCAAGTTGGCGCATTAGGCGGAAGTGGAAACACTCCAAGTACTTCTCCGTCTCAAGGAAATAACGGCGGCGCTGGATTAACTCCTGCCAATCCATTCAATGGTGGAGGTGGTGGTGGAGCAAGTGCTGTCGGAGCGACTGCTCTTTCTGGCGGTGGCGGCAATGGTGGCGCAGGCACGGCCTCTAGTATTTCTGGCTCATCAGTAACCTATGCAGGTGGCGGCGGTGGCGGTGCAGATCAGTCACCCAAAACTATAGGAACTGGCGGGGCAGGTGGGGGCGGTAATGGTGGTCAAGGATCAGCAAGTGTTCCCGGTGGCGCTGGTGTTGCAGGTACTACTAATACTGGCGGTGGCGGGGGCGGAGGCGGTTCAAATTTTGGTTTTGGCGGCGCAGGCGGCTCCGGTATTGTTGTTCTTAAATATAATGCGCTAACAACATCAGTATTTATTTTTAAATCTACTGCCAAATGGGTAGCCCCAACCGGTGCTGTCAGCGTTGATTACCTCGTTGTTGCTGGCGGTGGCGGGGGTGGTGGCGGCAACGCTTCGTACAACGGTGGTGGTGCGGGCGCTGGCGGGTTCCGTACTGGAACAGCATTAAGTATTACAGCCGGAACTGAATACACTATTACAGTAGGGTCAGGTGGTGCAGCAAACGCTAACGGATCAGACTCTGTATTTAGCACCATCACTTCAACCGGCGGGGGCAAAGGCGGTCAGAGTAATACCGTTGGTGCTGGAACCGGTGGCTCTGGTGGTGGCGGCGCATCGACGCAACCGGGTGCTAATGGTAACACCCCGTCAACTTCTCCATCTCAAGGCAATAACGGCGGTTTAGGTCAAAGTGTAGGCCCCTTTGCTGCTGGTGGCGGCGGTGGCGCTTCGGAGGCCGGAAACACAGACGGAAACGGTTACGGTGGTGACGGTACTGCGTCATCTATTTCTGGTGGCAGTGTGTTTTACGCTGGTGGCGGTGCTGGTTCGTCTAACGCTCCCGGCAGCAATTTGCCCGGTGGTGATGGCGGTGGCGGTGCCGGTGGTTATGGCTCTGGTACAACTACTGGAACGGCTGGCACAGCAAATACCGGAGGTGGAGGTGGTGGCGCTAATGGTGCGGCTGCTGCTGGCGCTGGCGGTTCCGGTATCGTGATCCTAAAAGTAAACTATTAAAGGTTTGAGGTTTTGAAATGGCTAACGTAATCAATGCCCAAAACGGGATCGTATCGACCGCAGATTCAACGTCTGAGTTAAACATTCAGACAGGCGGTGCAACGGCCATTTCAATCGGGTCGGGTCAGTCTGTTGTCATCTCTAACTTATCTGACTCGGTTGGCAACCTTCGCAACATTCCATCAGCCGGTGCAGCCAAAACTTCTGCATATACCCTCACCATCTCTGATATCGGTGAGTTCGTTACGGTTGGAACCAGCGGCAGTATCACGGTCGTCAATGATGTGTTTAGTGCAGGCAACGCTGTCTCTATCTACAACAACACATCTGGCAACGTCACACTGACCATGAGCATCACGACGGCTTACATTGCGGGAACCGATTCCGATAAAGCCACGATGACTCTGGCAACTCGGGGTCTGGCGACACTGCTATTCTTGTCTGCTTCAGCCGTGGTTGTTACGGGGAACGTCACCTAATGTCCGGCATCATGATGCTTTTGCTGGCGCGTGTCGTCGGCACTAGATATGTTGAAGTCAAAACCTTCACGACTTCAGGCTCGTGGGTGGCTCCTACTGGCGTGAGTGAAGTTGAATACCTTGTTGTTGCTGGTGGTGGCGGTGGTGGAAATAACGGCGGCGGCGGCGGTGCCGGTGGGTTCCGAACTGGTACTGGGTTTAGCGTAAGTGCCGGTACGTCTTACACCATTACGGTTGGCGGCGGTGGCGCTGCTGGCAGTACAGGCGCACCAACTTACGCATCAGGCGCTCAAGGATCAAACTCTGTATTTTCTACAATTACCGCAGATGGCGGCGGGTCTGGTGGCGGCGCTCCTTCTAATGGCGGCAATGGTGGCTCTGGTGGTGGAGGTGGATGGGGAATAGGAAATACCACTGGGGGATCAGGCAATACTCCTAGCACATCACCATCGCAAGGTAACAATGGCGGAAACGGAACTGTTTCAGGAAATAATGGCGGCGGAGGCGGTGGTGGGGCTAATGCCGTTGGTGGTAACGGTTCTGGCAACGCTCCTGTTAGCCAAGTTGGTGGCAATGGTGGTGCTGGCACAGCATCATCAATTTCTGGCGGCTCCGTAACTTACGCGGGCGGTGGCGGTGGCGGTGGGTACGTTACTGGAGGAACAGGTGGTTCTGGCGGTGGCGGTAACGGCGGCACAAATGGAAATATAGGTGCTTCTGGAACTGCAAATACTGGCGGTGGCGCAGGCGGTGGTGGCGGCGGCGGCAATGCAGGCGGCGCGGGCGGCTCCGGCATCGTCATTCTTCGCTACGCAGTACCTGTTCAGACCGTAGTTCAGTCCTTCACTGCATCCGGAATCTTTGTTCCGCCGACTGGTGTGAGCGAGGTTGAATATCTCGTTGTTGCGGGTGGTGGTGGCGGTGGCGGCGCTACTGCCGCTGCTGGGGGCGGAGCAGGTGGATTTAGAACCGGCACCGGATTTTCCGTAACCGCCGGAACTTCTTACACCATTACGGTTGGGGGAGGCGGCGCTGGCGGCCCCGGTGGTGGAGGCATCACGCCATATCAAGGAACAACCGGCAGCAATTCTGTTTTCAGCACTATTACTTCTGCTGGTGGCGGCGGTGGTGGTGGAGACGGCGCGGTTACGTCTGGACTAAATGGTGGTTCAGGCGGTGGCGCTGGTGGCTCCAGCAGCATCACAACGACAGCAGGGAATGGAAACACCCCGTCTGTATCGCCAAGCCAAGGGAATAACGGCGGTAATAACGGTGGCAACATCGCGTCGCCTTATCCTGCTGGCGGCGGCGGTGGGGCTAGTGCCGTTGGCGGTAGCGGAACTCCATCTGCTTCTGGAAGCGGCGGTAACGGTACTGCATCAACAATTTCTGGCTCGTCCGTAACTTACGCTGGCGGCGGCGGTGGATCGTCAAATTACGGCGGCACCGTTGGAAGCGGTGGTACAGGCGGTGGTGGAGCGGGGAATGCAAGCGGCACGGGAACCGCTGGAACTGCAAACACCGGAGGCGGCGGTGGCGGTGGATCAAGAATTACCCCAAGTTACGGCACTGGCGGAGCAGGCGGCTCTGGCATCGTCCTTATCAAGTACACACTGGGTACTGCTTCGATCCTGACGTTCAACTCAACCACCAACTTTGTGATGCCTGCTGGCGTGACGAGCGTGGACTACCTCGTGGTTGCGGGTGGTGGTGGAGGTGGAAAAGATAACGGCGGTGGTGGTGGCGCTGGAGGTATGCGTACCGGAACGGGTTTAACCGTTACACCGGGTTCTACCTACACTATCACTGTTGGAGGCGGCGGTACTGCCGCAACAGGTCCGGCTCCAAATTCCCGTGGAGGTAATGGCGGTAATTCCGTATTCAGTACCATCACTTCTACTGGTGGAGGCGGCGGCGGCGGTCAAGGAACCGTAGCCGGTGCAGACGGTGGCTCCGGCGGAGGCGGCGGAAATAGTGCAAATGGAGGCGCAGGTAATACTCCAAGTACATTTCCTTCTCAAGGAAGTAATGGGGGTAACGGCGCTGGATCGCCTAATTTCCCCGGTGGTGGAGGTGGCGGTGCCTCTGCTGTTGGTAGCGCCCCTGCTGGTTCTGGCACTGGAGGCAATGGCGGAAACGGGACCGCATCTAGTATTTCTGGTGGAAGCGTTACTTATGCCGGAGGTGGTGGTGGTGCTACCAATGGCCCAACAGGGGGCACTGGAGGATCAGGCGGTGGCGGTACTGGAGGAGTAATTTCTAGCACTGCTGGTGTTGCCGGAACTGCCAATACTGGCGGCGGTGGCGGCGGCGGCACAATCAACACTAATGCAGCAGCAGGCGGCTCCGGCGTAGTCATCCTGAAGTTGAACTTTGGGAACTACCTGCTTTACACCTTCACTTCGACGCAATCGTGGACGGCTCCGGCTGGTGCGGTGAGCGTTGACTACCTCGTTGTTGCGGGGGGTGGTGGAGGCGCTGCGGGTGGCGGTGGTGCGGGAGGTTTCCGCACGGGCACCGCGTTAAGTATTACTGCTGGAACCGATTACACAATAACAGTCGGCGCAGGCGGCAATGGAGGGCAAGGTGGCCTTGCTGCTCCTGTAACGCAAGCGGCATCTGGCAACGATTCCGTATTTAGCACTATTACATCAACGGGTGGCGGCCGAGGAAGTCGTATTGGCGACGTCACTTCGCCTGCTGGCGGAGATGCAGGAAACGGTGGCTCCGGTGGCGGTGGTGGTGGATGGTCTGGTGGCACAAGCCCCGGAGGTTCTGGAAACACCCCATCTGTAAGTCCGTCACAAGGGTCAAACGGCGGATCAAATGGCGGCGCAACCGCTTCGCCTTATCCTGCTGGTGGTGGCGGCGGAGCATCAGCGACCGGAGGCAACGGCAGCGGGTCAACCGGTGGAAACGGCGGTAATGGGTCTGCATCATCTATTTCCGGCAGCAGCGTTACCTATGCTGGTGGCGGTGGTGGATCAACATTTAACGCCGGAACGCCCGGAACTGGCGGTTCTGGTGGTGGTGGAAATGCCGGAACCGCGCCAAGTGGAAATGGAACCAATGGAACGGCCAACACCGGAGGCGGTGGTGGCGGTGCGGGCGGAAATGTGCCGAGTGCTGGCGGAACCGGCGGCGCAGGTGGTTCAGGTATCGTAATTCTCAAGGTGAATTTCTAATGAAAGCGTATCAAATCATGGGTATTGACACTGCGATGCACTTGCTTCGTCCGGGTGCGAAGTGGGAAATCAGCAATTGTGAGATCACGCGATGGGAAGATCCGCGTCCGAAACCCTCGTGGGAAGAGATCATGTTCACGATTGAAAAGATCAAAGAACTGGAAGATGCAGTTCCCACGATCCTGTTGCCGGAGCAGCAGAAGGCTTTTGACGAGTACGCCAAACAAATCGAACAGGCGGCTGCATGATTCTGCACGGGATATTCCCAACACCGGTTGCCCGGTTCAACCTCGACCGTGAGTTCACGGAGCGGGAGTTGGAGTTTGTGCTGAAACAACCCCAGCACAACAACGAAGGCAACACCACGAGCGATGATAACTACGTCTTCAACAACATTGAGTTGAAGGGCTTGAGCGATTTTTGTGAGGCTTCTGTTGCAACGTACCTGAAGGAGATCCATGCCCCGAGCAAGGACGTAAACCTTCGGATCACGCAGTCTTGGTTAAACTACACCAAGCCCGGACAGTGGCATCACAAACACGCTCATCCGAACTCTTTTGTCTCTGGTGTGCTGTACATCAAAGCCAACAAAGAATCGGACAAGATCTATTTCTACAAGGATGGCTACAAGCAGATCAGCCTGCCGACCGAGAACTGGAACTTGTACAACTCCGAGTCTTGGTGGTTTGAAGCAGTTGCAAAAGAGTTGATTCTGTTTCCGTCTAGCCTGACGCACATGGTTCAGACCGTGCAGGGCGAAGACACTCGGATCAGTTTGTCGTTTAACACGTTTCCTGTTGGTTACGTTGGGGATGAAAAATCTCTAACCGGTTTACATTTGAGGGATTAAACATGGCTCACTTTGCTGAAATTGATGACAACAATGTTGTGCTGCGAGTCATCGTCGTAGCCAACAAGGACACGGCTGACGCTAACGGCAACGAAGTCGAGAGCATCGGCGTGGCGTTCTGCCAGCGTTTGCTGGGTGGGAACTGGAAACAGACTTCCTACAACGGCAACATTCGCAAGAACTATGCAGGTATTGGCTACACCTACGATGCCGGTATCGACGCATTTGTTCCGCCGAAGCCCTATCCGTCGTGGGTTCTGAACAGCAACACCGCGCAGTGGGAAGCCCCAGTACCGATGCCGCAAGATGGCAAGATGTACTCATGGGACGAAGCCACGCAGTCGTGGGTTGAAGTTCCGAGCGCAGGTTCGCTGACGATCTAAGCCGATGCTCGGCTTTGTACCTCTTTCAGCAGCGCCATTCTCCGCACTGGGGGAAGGGGCGGTTGTTGTCACGGGGGTACAGGGCAATGGCTTCGTCGGTACGGTTCTTGTTGTTGCTGATGCCAACACCCTCGTTAATGGGGTCGAGGCAAACGGACAGATTGGAACCGTCTTTGTCTTTGGTGAAGCCAATGTTCCCGTCACGGGAGTCGAAGCCAATGGGCAGACCGGCACCGTCGAGGTCACCGGAACTGCCACGGTCTTCCTCACTGGGGTCGAGGCGACTGGCGAAGTTGGCACAGTTGCGGTTGCTGCGGATGCTAATGCTCCAGTTACAGGGGTTGAAGCCACTGGCGCGGTGGGAACCGTTGTTGTCACGGGCGCAGCCAATGTCACCCTTACCGGGGTTGAGGCAACAGGCGAACTTGGCAATGTCTCAATCTTCATTGAGATTGTTGTCCCGGTCACTGGGGTGTCGGCCACAGGGCAGGTTGGTACAGTCACGGTCTCGGCTGGAGCCACTGTCTTCGTCACGGGCGTGTCGGCAGTGGGAACCGTGGGGCAAGTCACTGTTTGGGGTAAGATTATCCCCGGACCAACCGGGCCATGGACACCCATCCCTGATCCAGCAGCATCAACTTGGACACCAGTTAACACGGGCGATTCAGATATCTGGACCCCGGTAGCAGCGTAGAGGTTTAAACATGCCTAGTACATATTCACCCAACCTCGCGTTGGAACTTATTGGAACCGGCGATCAGGCGGGTACTTGGGGTAACACCACCAATACCAACTTGGGAACCCTGATTGAGCAAGCTATCAGCGGCTACGAGGTTCAGTCCCTGACCTCGGGAACTACCCTGACCCTGACCATTCCCAATGGTGCATCTGGTGTAGCCCGGAACATGTACTTGGAGTTCACGGGTAACGGCAGCACGGTCATTGTCCCGTCCAATAAAAAACTCTACTTCGTCTACAACAACTGCACCTCTGGCACGATCACGATGAAAGTCGCTGGCCAGACCGGTGTAACAATCCCCAATGGGGAAAGAATGGTTTTGGTTTCCAACGGAACCGATGTAGATGAAGCCATCACGATTGAATCCTTGACTGGCATCACCACTAGCACAGTCACCGCTTTTGGCAGTGGCGCTGGCGACAGTGTCACAAGCGCAACAGGAACTACCGCAATTGGAAAGAATGCCGGGACGGCGATTACGAGCGGCATTTCAAATACTTTCGTTGGTGAAGAAGCAGGATTAGTTTGCACCGATGGCATTCTGAATACGGCTATCGGGCTTGCTGCATTAAGTTCTTTAACAAGCGCAAGCGGCAATAGCGCAATCGGTTGGTTTGCTGGAGCCGGAATTACAACTGGCTTTAGAAATACTGCTATTGGTAGAAGCAGTATGTCTGCCTGTACGACGGGTGGGTTTAATACTGCGCTTGGAACCGATGCGCTTGATAGCACCAATTACGATAATACAACTGGCGTTGGCTCAGGTTCGGCAGTAACAGGAGACAATCAAGTTCAATTAGGCGATTCAGCAACAACGACTTACGCCTATGGCGCTGTTCAAAATCGTTCTGATTCGCGTGACAAGGCCGACATCCAAGACTCAAACCTTGGGCTTGCTTTTGTAATGCAGTTACAGCCGCGCATGTTCCGCTGGGATATGCGAGAAGATTACAAACCGCCTAAACCAGACGAAAATGCCTCCCCAGAAGAATGGAGCGCATGGAGTGAGGCTTGCAAACTTGCCAATCTAACTCATGACGGAACACATAAACGCAGCCGCTTCCACTATGGCTTGGTGGCCCAAGAAGTCAAAGTCACGATGGATGCGATGGGCGTAGATTTTGGTGGTTATCAAGACCACAGCATCAAAGGTGGCGATGCCGTTTTATCGCTCGGCTACGAAGAGTTGATAGCCCCATTGATCAAGGCCATCCAAGAACTCAAAACCGAGTTCGATGAGTACAAGAGGACGCACCCATGATGACAATGGTTTCAACCTTCCTGTCGTTCCTAGCGGGTGGATTGCCCAAGATCCTGTCGATTTTCCAAGACCGACAGGACAAGAAGCATGAGTTGGCTCTGGTTGCAGCCCAGAAGGAGCGCGAACTAGCCCTCGCAGAGCGTGGGTTTATTGCACAGGCACGGGTTGAGGAAATTAAGTTAGAGCAAATCCAGACGCAGACGGCAGCCGAGGAGCGTCAGGCTCTGTACCAGCACGACATTGAGATTGGCAAAGGCGCATCTCAATGGATGATCAACCTTCGTGCCTCGGTGCGTCCGGTTGTGACCTACATCTTCGTGTTGGAACTGGTGGCCATCAATATCGCCGGAGTCTGGTACGCCTACAACACGGGTGTGCCATTTGCCGCTGCGATGGCTGAAGTGTTCTCGGATGACGAGATGCTGATCTTGTCTTCGATCATTGCGTTCTGGTTCGGAACACAGGCGTTTGGCAAGAAGTGAAAGTCTCCAAGGCTGCCATCGACATGATTAAACACCACGAGGGCGTAAGGACTAAGCCTTACCGCTGCCCTGCGTTGTTGTGGACTGTCGGTGTCGGCCATGTGATCGACCCAACCCATGCGACGGTGAAGTATGAGGAGCGTCGGAATCTACCGATACCCGAGGGATGGGATCGCACTCTCACGATGGACGAGGTGGACCGGATACTTTCTCAAGACCTTCGTCGGTTTGAGCGTGGTGTGGTTCGACTTTGCCCTGCTGCTGTTGGCCGTCAGGGAGTCTTTGATGCTCTCGTCAGTTTTGCCTTCAACGTGGGTCTTGGCAATCTCCAACGCTCTTCCCTTCGGATGAAGGCCAATCGCGGGGAACTGGAAGAGGCTGCTGACGAGTTCCTGAAATGGACGAAAGCAGGTGGACGGGTATTGCCCGGACTGGTTAAACGGCGCAATGATGAACGTGCGTTGTATTTGTCTGGAGTAGCGTGATGCCGCTGTCCAAGGTTGTATTTAAGCCGGGTGTCAACCGAGAGACCACGAACTACGCCAACGAAGGTGGGTTCTTCTCGGTAGACAAGGTCCGGTTCCGGGGCGGATATGCCCAGAAGATTGGCGGCTGGGTTAATCAGAGTTCCAACGGAGGATCGTTTGATGGCGTACCTCGTTCGTTGTGGAACTGGGTGGCTATCGCCGGTCAAAACTTGTTGGGCGTAGGGACCAACCAGAAATACTATGTAGAACTGGGTGGCACTTATAACGACATTACCCCTCTTGTTAGTACTGTTAGTCTGACCCTGAACCCGTTCACGACCACCTCTGGCAGTCGAAGCATTGTTGTCAGATCAACTGCTCACGGAACCACTATCGGTTCTTATGTGACATTTACTGGTGCCAGTTCCTTTGTTGTTGGCGCATCAACCCTGTTGGTCAATGGCCAGTACGAAGTTATTTCGGTTCCCGGCTCAGATACTTTTACCATCTTCGGCCCATCTATCGCTGCATCTACCGTTACCGGCGGTGGTTCCCACGTCATAGCCGCTTATCAGATCGATGCAGGTCCAGCCGTTTACACGACTCAGGTTGGCTGGGGTGGTCCTCCTTGGGGTTTTGGAGGATGGGGTTCATCTGATCCTCAAGGAGTTCCGCTACGACTCTGGTCGCAGTTCAACTTTGGTGATGACCTGATATTCGCTGAACGGCGAGGATCAATTTATTACTGGCCCTTAGACACTACGACATGGGCCAGAGCCATCAGTCTGGCTGACAAGGCCGATAGTATTGTCAAGTTTTCCACAAGAGCGACTGCGGCTTCTGGCGCAACTACTATTGTGGTAACCGATGCGACTGGCATTAACACCGGATCGGTGGTGTCTGGTAGCGGTATTGCTGCGGGAACCTTTGTCACTACAGCATGGACCGGCGGAACCTCTGTCACCATCTCTGCAGCCACTACGTCTTCATTGACTCTGACGGCAGTAGATTTCAGTTACTCCGGTCGTCAAGTTCCGCCGCAAACCAACTTGGTGATTGGCTCTCCGTTGAATGATTTTACTATCGCTCTGGGTTCCAATCCCTACAGCCCGGTAGATTTCACAACTGACTTCGATCCACTCCTTGTTCGCTGGTCAGACCAAGAGAATCCATGGGAATGGGTTCCCGAAGTCACCAATCAATCTGGTGAACGTCGCATATCCAGTGGATCTGAGATCGTTGCAGGTATCTCCACTCGCCAAGAAATCTTGGTGCTGACTGATACTGCTGTGTTCTCCATGCAGTATCTGGGTCCGCCGTTTGTCTGGGGATTCAACCTCCTTGACCAAGACATTTCCATTGCGTCCCAGAACGCAATTGCATCCATTAACAACACCGTTTACTGGATGGGAACCGATAAGTTCTTCGTCTACAACGGTCGCGTTGACACGCTTCCTTGCACCATTCGACAGCACATCTTCAGCAACCTGAATCAAGATCAGATTGCTCAGGTGACCTGCGGTAACAACGAGGCGTTCAGTGAGGTGTGGTGGTTCTATCCATCCACCAATAGTTACGTCAATGACAGTTTCGCGGTATTCAACTACCTTGAAGGCGTATGGACTTATGGAAGTTTAAACCGCTCTGCATTTGCTCCTCAGACCATCCGCAAGTACGCGATGATGGCATTTGGTATCCAGACCAGTTATCTGGACACCGCTATCGATTCCTCTGTTACAACTATTTCTCTCATCAATGCATCGTCCTATCCCAATTCTGGAATCGTTCAGATCGATTCAGAGAAGATCAGTTATACCGGTCTTAGTGGTAATACTCTTACCGGTTGTGTTCGCGGTGTTGGCGGTACAACTGCTGCTTCGCACACCATCGATACTGAAGTCGCGTTTGTCGCGCCGAATCAGGTGATGTTTCACGAAGTCGGCTGGGACGATGTTTCGACGGGAACCCCTGAGCCAATTGAATGCTTCATTCAGACTTCAGACTTTGACATTGGAGACGGCGAGTCATTCCAGTTCCTTTCTCAGATCATCCCTGATGTGAAGTTCCTTGGGTCGGACACGGTAAGGAACCCAAACCCGTCTGTAACGCTGGCTCTATATCCCAGAAACTATCCGGGTTCTCTGTATGGTGATCCGGATACAGGTGCTGTTACCGCGACGGTAGTTCTCCCTGTGGAGCAATACACCACACAGGTCTACACCCGTGTTCGCGCAAGACAGATTGCGTTCCGAATTGCATCCACCGCACTGGGTGTGGCATGGCAGATGGGTGCGATGAGATTCGACATTCGCCCGGATGGTAAACGGTAATGGGCGCACCTCGCGGACTAGCCCCTCCAAACCTTCCGGTCGCTGCTGAAAAATACGAGCGGCGATATCAGGATCAGTTCGCGAATGTGTTACGCCTGTACTTTGCAGCCGTCTCAAACCGACTGACATCACCTACAGCGCATGCCTCGTATTTCGACACCACTACCCAGACCAATCCGGTAGCGGATACTGTCAACCTGTTTACCTTTAATTCGGTCGTAACCGAGTTTCAGGTTTCTCGCGGGGTTCCCACATCCAAGATCTATCTTGCGGATACCGGGGTTTACAACTTCCAGTTTTCTGCCCAGTTAGACAAGACCGGTGGTTCCGCAAGTCCGGTCTACATTTGGCCCAGAATCAACGGGGTAAATCTTCCCGATTCCGCCACCAAGATTGTCATTGACGGTCCTAACAACGAGATCGTGGCTGCTTGGAACTTTGTCCTTGTCATAGAAGCCAACGACTACTTTGAGTTGGCTTGGCAGGCCGCCGACACTAACGTAATTATTCCCTACGTTGCCGCCAGCGGGAACATTCCGGCTATCCCGTCCATCATTTTGACGGTCAACTGGGTATCAAATTACGAGGCTAACCAGTGATCTCATTGAAATTTAAACGCTGTTACACCAGAATCGCGGGAACCGTGGCTCCCAGCAATCATAGGAGTTGCCATGAATAACATGCCATATCAGGGAGTTGCGAACGAACTTGCCAAGTACGGCAGGTACGGCGATTCAATGTTAGTCCACATGAACCCGATTGAGGTTCAGATGCTGGGGTCTTTGTCCCCCACCGGACAACTAACGATTAACCCGGTCACAGGTCAGCCTGAGGCGTTCCTTCCCTTCCTCGCCCCACTGCTTGGATCGTTCTTGGGAAGCAGCCTTTTAGGCGGTTCCACACTTGGCGGACTACTAACCACTGGCCTTAGTAAGGCAGCGGCAGGGGCCATTGGGTCTGGTCTTGCCACTACCGCAGCCACAGGCGATCTCAAGGAAGGCATCCTCTCTGGCATCACCGGTTTTGGTTTAGGCAAAGTCTTTGGCGCTATGGGCGGCGCAGACAAACTGGCTGGCGCTGCTGGATCAACGCCGACACCAGCCAATGTGGAAGGGTTCTTCTCCCCAACTGGTGGCGGTGCCGCTCTTAATCAGGCTACCACTGCGACTGCTCCCATCCTTGCTGGCGCTCCGACTGCCGCCCCTGTTGCTGGAGTGTTTTCGCCAACCGGCGCTGGCGCTGCGTTTAACCCTGTTAATGCGGCTCAGTCTGCAGCAGGCGCTGGTACGGGTGGAATGAACTTTTCGGCTGGGCTTGAGGAACTGATGAAGCCCGGTACTTTCCTGCCTATCTATGCGGGAACCAGTGTCACTGAAGGCATTCGTCAGCAAGAAGAACTGGATCGCATCATGAAAGAGCAGGGACTCAGCGAGGAAGAAGCCAAGCGTAAGTACGAGGGAGATGCTCGTCGCGCTATTGAAACCGTACAGCGGTTGTACCCGCAGATGCGTCCTCCCACTGGAATGGCGGCAGGCGGTCAAGTCGAAGGCTACTTCGACGGCGGCATGTTTACCGATATGCAATATCGTGGCCCCTTTGCCAATATGCAATCTAGTGGGCCAGATTCCGGCTTCTACGACACCGTATACGGTCGTAGCAGTCCGTCTGACATCCAAGGCCGACTCCGTGGAAACATCAGCGTTGCTGCTCCGTATGCCAGTTATGGCGCACTGGATGTAGGCGGTCGCGGATATCTTCCGGGTATCGCCCCGGAGTTCCAATACTTCCGTCAGCCTGAAGAAATCTATCCGCAGGCTCCGTCCATGCCCGGTGGCAAGGGGTCAGGTGGTCGTCGTGGCGGCAATTACGGCGGCTATAACAGCATGCCCGGTGGTAAGGGTGGCGGCTATGGTGGTGGCTACGGCAACCAGTTCGGCGGCGGTTACGACTATGGGAACCCCTTCGGTGGCGGCTACGGCGGCGGCTATGGAAGCATGCCGGGCGGCAAGGGCGGTGGCTATAACACTGGTTATGGTGGCGGCTACGGCAATACGTTTGACCGATACAGCCAGCCTTACAGCAACTATGGTGGAAGTTCCTTCGGTAACTTCAACCAGATCATGCCGTTTTGAGGTACTGACATGAGCATGGGAAATAGAGCCAGTGCGCCTCCGAGTAAGGGAGGTGCTGTTCCGCCAACTAATCCTCAGGTGCCAAATCCTTATGGAGATCAGGGGTATCAGCCTCCGCAGCGATACTCCAACGACTACTTCCGCTATCAACAAAGTGGAGAGCCGTTTAACCAGCCTGTAATGGGATATGGAACTTACGGTCAGATCTTTACTCCGCCTCCCCAGCGCTTCCAACCTCAACCCATAATGGGAGGTAAAGGCGGCATGGGGTATCGCCCATCTCCTCCAGTTCCGCCACCGGGTGGCAAAGGCGGTGGCATGAGCGATATGCAGTATCGTGGGCCGCAACAACCGCCAATCATAGGTGGCAAGGGTCAGCCGCAAAACCAAGGCCCATTCATGTCTTATCCGGGCGGTAGTGGTTATGGTGGTCTTACAGCAAGGCCGGGTAGCGGCCCTCCTCGCGTACCACGGACTCGTCAGTTAGGTTTGAATGAGCCTACTGGTCCGGGTCCAATGGATGTGCAGACGAATCCTTCTCCGCCTCAGATTGCAGATGGAGTTCCGCAGAGTTTCCTTGATTTCTACAGCAGGCAAAATAATCCTCCACAGCCAAATCTTGATTTTTACAACAGGCAAAATAATTCAGGTTCTGTTCGTGCCTATCCCACTCAAGAGGTGGGCCGAACTGGTGGGCCGGGCGCATCCCCGTCGGATCGTATGTTTTATACTCAGGCAACTATTCCTGCGACTGTAAATGGTGTAAGCGGTTATTACCCTGATGGCAGTCGAACGAATTTTACTCCTTACCCTAATCAACCTGTTGCCGCCACTGGCGGTTTAGGTTTAGGAGGAATGCCGACTGGTGGCCCTCAAATTAGTCCGGACTATATGCCAGTGATGGGCGCAAGAAACTTCGATATCCAACCGTTTGGTGCGCGGGATAATTACGTTCCTCGTTTTGGCAATATGGGTTTCTTCCAAGAAGGCGGTCAGGTTCCCCCTGATGCAGCCACCAACATGGAAATGATGTTGTCTGAAGCAGGCCCTGCCAATCCTCAGGCTGAAATGTCTGGCGAATATGACCGGCTTATTCAGATGACGATGCAGGCAGTGCTGGGTCAGGTTGAGCAGCCGGATGAAATCATCCAGATGTTCATCGATGAATTCGGCGTGGATGCATTCCGTCAGTTGCGTGATGCGGTCCTCAAGCAACAAGTTCCCAATGCCCAGACCGAAGGCATGGTCGATGGCAACGGCGGTGGTATGGATGATCAGGTGATGGGCATGATCGGCGCACAGCGTCCGGTTGCCGTATCGCCCGGTGAGTACATCATCCCGGCTGATGTCGTGTCAGGCTTAGGCGATGGTAGTTCCAAGTCCGGTGCCGACATCCTTGATGAACTCAGTCAGGCTGTTCGCATGACTCGCACGGGAACCACTGAGCAGCCCCGTCCCTTGATGGAGACGCTTAGTCAATGAACGCTGCCGTTCAGGAAATGCAGACCTATGTGTCGCTGATTCCGTCAGCGCACATTGAGTATGCTTGGGCCGCCTTGGCTCCTATGCTGGAACCGGCTGTGGAGCGGTCTCATGGTCGTTGGACTATGGACCACATCATGGAATGGGCTATTCGAAACGAGAAACAGATTTGGATTGTGTTTGACGAGGACAGGACGATTCATTGTGTAGCCGTCACACAGAATGTCATCTACCCTACCAGCAAAATGCTCTCCATCGAATTTCTCGGTGGCGCTGGTTTGGATAAATGGGCGTTTAAACTTCTTGATGTCCTGAACAATTGGGCGAAGGACAGCGGATGCAACGGTATCGAAGCCACCGCAAGGATCGGCTTCTGGAAATGGCTTGAGAAAGACGGTTTCGATAAAGCCTATACGGTGTTCGAAAAGAGGTTTGAACAATGAGTAAGGGTAGTAAAGCGCCGTCCGGTACACAGAAGGTTGAACAAACAACTACCAGCCTTCCTCCCTACGCTGAACCGTATTTTCGATCAGCCCTTGAACGAGGCATGTTCGAAAGTGCGCGTCCCTATGAACCGTTCTTGGGACAGCGCCTTGCACAGTTCGCCCCAGAAGAGACCTTTGCTCAGCGTCAAATCATGGGGCTGGGTCGCCCGACCCAGATCAACGAAGCGACTGACATCTTCCGTCAGATCGGTGGCATGCCGACTGGTGGCGGAGCGCAGATCGCGGGTCAGTTTAATCCGCAAGCCATCAGCCCGACTTATCGCGGCAGAGAGTTCCAAACTGGGTACGATCCAAGACAGTTCCAGTCTGGATATACCGCAGGCGGAATAGGTGATCTTTATCAGGCGGGAACTTATACCCCCGGATACACCCCCGGTCAGATCACCTCCGGCTATCAAGCCGGTCAGTTTGATCCCGGTTATCAGGCTGGTCGCCTTGGTGCGACATTCGAAGCCGGTAGCCTTGCTGCTCCGGGTGCCATCGAACAGTACATGTCTCCGTACCAGCGCATGGTCACGGACGTGGAGAAGCAGGCTGCGGTTCGTGCATCACAGATGCAAGGTAGCGAACAGGGAGCCGCTGCAGCCCGCGCTGGAGCCAAGGGTGGCACCCGTGAGGCATTGATTGAAGCAGAGCGCCAGAAGGGTCTGGGGCAGCAGTTGGCGGGTATCGAAGCCCGTGGCGCACAGTCTGCCTTTGAACAGGCTCAGAGAGCCTTTGAAGCAGATCGTGCTGCCCGGTTGCAGCAGGGTCAATTCGGACTTACCTCATTCCAAGCGCAAGAAGCAGCGCGTCAGCGTCAGGCCGAGATGGGCTTTAGCGCACAGCAGGCTGGGGAACAAGCACGTCAAGAAGCAGCCCGTATGGGTATGACTGCCCAGCAGCAGAATCAAGCAGCATTGCAGGCGGCTGAAGAGTTCCGTTTGCGTGGCTTCCAAGCCGTTGAAGCGGCGCGTCAGCAGCAAACTCAGTTTGGTTTGGCTGGGTTCCAAGCCCAAGAAGGCGCTCGTCAACAGCAGCAGCAGTTGCAGTTCCAAGCGCAGAATGCGGCGGAACAAGCGCGACAAGAAGCGGCCCGTATGGGGCTAACAGCACAGCAGCAGAGCGATGCTGCCAACCGTGCTGCACAAGAGTTCTTGTCTCGTTCGCAAGAGTTCAACATCGAACAGCAGCGTCAGAGAGCGTTGCTCGGATTCCAAGGCATGGAAGCCGACCGCGCTGGAATGGAGCAGCGACTCCGTGCCGCAGAACTTCTGCGTGGAACCGGTGGCATGCAGCAAGAATTGGATCTGCAAAGACTGCAGGCTCAGTTGGGTATCGGCGGACAGCGCCGCGATCTCATGCAGCGTGGCTTGGATATCGGCTACGAAGACTTCATGCGTCAGCAGGCGTTCCCGAGAGAGCAGTTGGCGTTCCTCAGCAACCTGTTGCAAGGTGTCCCGGTTCAACCGGGTTCCACCACCGCAAGTTTCGGACGTGTTCCGACACCGACCCAACAATTGCTTGGCGCGGGTCTGGGTGCTGCGGGTCTTTATAGAACCCTTGGCGGAGGACAACCGGGATGAACATCATAGAGATGGAGGACATGGTCAAGGGACTTCCCGACCAACTCCTCATGCAAGAAGCGCAGGCTCCTTCGGGTCGCATCCCGCAGTTCTTGGCGTTGTCGGAAGTACAGCGCCGAAAGGACATGCGTGATCGCTTTCAACAGCAGGCTCCGCAGCAGACCGTCAAGGACATGATTCTAGGGGGCACCGCTGGTCCGCCTTCACCCCAGCCACCGCCGATACCCGGTGGCACCCAACCCGGCGGTGCCCCTCCTCAACCTGTGATGGCGTATGGCGGTGGTCGTATGCCGAACATGTACGCCGATGGCGGAAGTATCTCCGCTGGTCAACAGGCTGAGGCAGTTAAGCAAGCATCTAGTGCTAAGGCTGGCTTACAAGATTTCTTCCGCCAGAACTTCGCTACCCCGCAAGGTCTGGGTCGATTGGCAGCAGGCGCATTAGGAACGGCTGTGGGCGGTCCTTTGGCTGGGTACGCTGCATCACAAGGGTTCAATCGTCTGTTCCCCATGGGGCCGTCTGCTTTGGAAAAGGCTGTCCAGAATGTGCAGACAGCCAACAATCCGTTTGGCATGTATGGCCAGAGTTTCTCTGATGCAGGCGCTGTCCGTCAGGCAGAAATGGATCATGCCGGTGCTATGGCGTTGGGGAACCGCTATGAGGGCTACCTGAATCGCATGACCAATCCGTTCGCGGGAACTGGTTCCGGCATCGTCCGAGATGAACGTCTCGGTGATGACAGTTTAAACATGGGTCTTGGTGCATTCACCGGCATGGCTGGTGGTGGGCATGTTCCCGGAACAGTATTCATGCAAGCAGGCAAGCAGGTTGACATTTATAAGTTAGCCAACCTAAGCGCCACTGATCGGGAAAGAATTACTCGTCAATTTGAACGGCTGGGCATGAATGCGGATTTTGTCAGGCAGTATGCTATGAGTCCGCAAAATTTCGATGCTCTTCCGTTAGCGGAACGCAAACAGTTATTTGAAAGGCTTGCAGCAAATGAAGCGGGATCTCCGCAAGTCAATGCTCCTGCTCCGGGAAATCTGGAGCAATACACTGGAGCATACGGTCGCCTGCAAGGAACCCCAGATATTCGTTTGCTTATTGAGCAAGGCTCCCCTGATCAAATCAAAACTGCGTTTGCTGAATCAATTCAAGCCGGTGATGATCAGACTGCAAGCGTGATTCAGCGCATGGCTGTGGGTCGCGGCAAGGCGGATCAAGGAGAATTGCTTGATATCGGCAAACAACTTCGCCTGCTCCGTGGTCAACAGCAATCACAACTCAGAGCATCAGAAAGAGCGGCTGCTTCAGAGCAAGAGAAATTAGCGCAACAAAGTCGGGCTAATTATTTATTGACCGGACAACAGCCCCCTGCAGCGGCACCCTCGGTTGCTGCAACTGCGCCTCCGGCTGCTGCTCCGCCTGTTGCTGGCGCGACTTCCGGCCCTGTGGCCGGTTCTGTGCCCAGCACTCAAAGTGCTGGCGCAATGCTTGATGAAACAACCGCGCTTATTCCAAGTTCATACAATGTAATCGCAGGTCTTCTGGGAACTCCAGAAACCCCTGCATTACCTGCGGGTCCAACACAAGCGCCATTTATAGATTTTTCACCACTAACGAGCGCCGTTGAAAAAGGCGGTCAAGAAGCAGTGGCTAGATATGAAAAGTCAATTAAAGATATTGAGGAGCAGTTCAAGAAGGAAAGGCTTGGCGCTGTTCTGACCACGCTTGGTGCCAATCTTATGGCGGGTGAAGGTGCGCTTGGCCTTGAAAAGGCAGGCACTATTGCCCAGCAAATTGGTAAAGAGATGCGTCAGGAAGTGGGTACTGAGAAACGCGCACTTGAATCAGCGCGTCAAAGTACGCAAGATAAAATGCTTACCTTGCAACTTCAGGAGATCACTGACAAAGCCAGTGTTCAAAGAGACTTCCTCAAGCGGAAGGATGAGTTTGCTCAGTTTGCTTACAACGCTGAAGTTGCTAAGGGAGCCAGCCAACAAGCGGCAAAAGCATCTGCGCTCACTATTGCTGGGAATCTTGCGTCCAACACTGTTGGCCGCTTGAAAGCATTGGAAGAACAGAACGCACTCAATATTCGTTCGTTCATTAACGCAATGGCAGATGAAAGCAAAACAGTTCTTGAATTGGTTAATTCCGCTGTCGGCTTAGACCCAACTCAAAAGATTAGTAAATACAATGAGTTAATGGAATCTAGAATCCGGGCTTACGGTGCGTTGTATCCAAACATCGATACTGCATCTGTCATTTCAGCATTTAAACAGTCACCAACTACTACCGCAGGAAACAACAGGCAAGGAGAAAGACCTCCATTGGAAGGTTTGAGTCGTTTTCAAGGCAGTTGAGATTTAACACATGGCATTTGATATTGTTGGCGCTAGAAAAGCCGGGTATTCAGATGATGAAATCGCCCAATATCTTTCTGAGCAGAAAAAGTTTGATTACTTTGGGGCTGTTGGGGCTGGGTATACCTCTTCTGAAATTTTAAATTTCCTCACGAAACCTGAGCGCACTGTCCTCGGCCAAGTAGGCGAGACGTTTAAAGGCGCTGGCCGTGGGTTTGCTGGCGCGTTCCTGTCTGCTGGCGAAGGCTTGGCGGAACTAGCCGATGCCGCCACCAATGTGGTGGGCCTGAAAGATGCCATTGATTCAGGCAAAGAGAACGAACTTGTTAAGGCTTCCCGCGCTGGCCGAGACTGGATTAGCAACAGCGCACTGGGGGTAGATCCCAACTACGCCGATGCTTGGTGGACCAAGTTCGGCGAGGGTGTGGGATCGATGGCCTCGTTCCTGACCCCCACCGTGGGGCTTCGCGCACTGGGCGCAGCAGGCAAAGCCACCCGGCTTGGCATGGGAACCCGAGAGTTGGGTGCAGCAGCAACTCTTGCTACGGGAGCCGGGGCAGGCGAACAGGCCCAGCGTGTAGACGCAGCACGGGCGCAAGGTATTGATGTCTCTGAAGGTCAAGAAGATGCCGCCGTTGCACTAGGTAGTTTGATTGGCGCATCTGAAATTGCCCCGATTGCTCAGATCCTAAAGCGGGTTCCCAGCAATATCACCCCGGCTGACAAGTCCCGCATCTTGGATCTTCTGCAGAAATCTATTCGTGGTGGTGCAGAAGAGGCCGTACAGGAATCCGGTGCAGGTCTCTTACAAGATCTGACTGAGCGCGGGATCTACAACGAGAACCTCCCGATTGGCCAGTCCTTTTGGGACGATCTCACCGTAGGCGGTGCAGTCGGCGCGTTCACCGATTTTGTGGTCAATGCTGCAGCCGGTCGTCGCAGTTTCTTGACTACCGAAGCCCAGCGCGAGTACGAGGCGAAAGCCCGTGAGCGCGAACAGTCCAACATTGAAAAGATTCGTGCTGCTCTGACCACTGAAGCCGAGCGTCGTGCGAATCGTCAGGCTGACCCGGCTGCATTCGGCAAGGCAGCAGAAGCCGCTCAGGCAGGCGCTGTTAACATCCCTGCTCCTACGGTGGATGGTGCCCCTGTAACGGCTGGGCAGGCTTATGCGCGGCTGATATCGCGGGAACTGGGGGAGTTCTTCCCCACCAATACCAAGTTCGAAGTTAAAGAGACGGAACCTACTGTCACTGAGACAGGCGAACGCATCCCCAACTATGTGGTGGTTGACTCTACTGGCAAGCAGTATGGCCAGCCAGTTCAAGATTACGAGCAGGCTGTCGGCCTATCTTATGGTTTAAACAATGAAGTGATCGATGGTCAGATCCGTGGCCAGATTCTCAACACCCTTGAGAATGCCGGTCAGCCATACGATCAGGTCACTACCGACACACTGACTCGTTACGGGTATCAGATTCTGAACCCGGAAGCGAACATGATCACCTCGGCTGCACTGAACGAAGCCGCCGGTACGACAGCCGATAAAGGCTACGTTGAGAACTACAGTTTCCAGACGATCCTTGATGGCGAAGAGGTCAAGGAAGACGGCAAAACTGTAGGCTATAAGATACAAGGGCCGAATCAAAAAGAGACCGCAGTTCCCGGCCTGACCCTAGCGCAAAAGATCAACCAGCAGCGCAAAGCCAAGGGTTTACCTGAAACCCAGACGTTCACCGTTGAAGAAGCCCGTGATGCATTGGGCGATAAGTTCGAACGTCTGACCGACATCAATGTGCAGGCCATCCCAGATGGCATGACCTACACCGCAACACTGATCGACGGCAAGCCGTCTGTGGTCAGCGATGTACAGGAAGTCTTTACCTCCCGCTTCGCTAATCAAGAAGACAGCGATGCGGCAGGCAAGAACGAGGACGGCACACCGAAGGTCAAGGTTGGCCAGAAGATTGAACTGCAGTCTTTGGAAGATGCTCAGGCTTTTGCAGATCGCAAGAACCGTGAAGCAGCCAAGGGCCAAGGACTGTCAATCCAAGAGATCAATGCCCTGATGAAGGGCGAGAAGACCCTTACCAACGAAGTCACTCGTCTACTTAAAGCCAAGAACGTCGGATCAGAAATTGATACTCCGGAAGTCAAGGCACTGTTTAAATCTATTGTCGGCAAGGAATCGCTGGCTGACATGAACTTCGGCGAGCAGCGGTTGCTGTACGCACGTCTGCGTAATCTGCCGATGTTCGAAGCCACCACGAAGTTGCCGCTCTTCGAAGCCAAGCCGTACACCCGCGAGAACTTTCTTCGTGCATCGAAGTTTGTACAGGATGCCAACGCGCTGGATCAGTCTGTCACTGACGAACAGATTGCAGAGGCAGCAGGATTCCTGCCGGGTGATGAGCGTCTGCAGATCAAGGTCAATGCGATCAAGCAGGACCTGCAGAAGCAGGGGGTTCCCACAGTAAGGGCAGCCAAGCCTGTTCTTGCGCTGCCTGCCCCGACCGATACCACCGATACCTACAACTTCCTGCGTGAAGAGATCCGCAAGAAGATGAAAGGATTCGGGTTGGACGATATCGCCACCCGTATTGATCAGACCCTGCTCAACTACGGCGACCCTGTCCGTTACATGCAGGAAGTGGGAGCAGAGACCGAGGGGTATTACAACCCGTTCCTGCGCGAGATCACCTTGGCCGTGGATCGCGTTGATCCCAACAAGACGCTGACCCCAGAGCAGCGGGTTAATGCATTGGTTGATGTCCTGAACCACGAGATCGTTCACCCTGCACGGGAACTGGATCTGTGGACCGGTCAAGAATGGGACACTCTGTCTAACGCTGCAGCCAAACTGAAGCGCCGCGACGATCAAGGTAACCCGATCAACGAGACCTATCTGCAATGGGCGCGTCGGACGTATGCCGATCAGAGTCCGTTGGTTCAGGAAGAAGAGGCCGTAGCCGATCTTAGCCGTCAGGCCAAGAAGTTTGGTGCCAAGGCTGTCGCTGGCAAGCCAAAAGTTCTTGTAGACAAACTGTTTAAATTCTTCGACAGGCTGGACAACTCGTTCCGTGGCGCTGGGTTCCAGAACTACAGCGACATCTTGGATCGTCTGCAGTCTGGTGAGATTGGTGCCCGTACCCGTGGTGAGATTAGAACGCTTCGTGCGACTGAAGCAGAACTGGCACAGCAGGGCATACTGCCTGAGCGATTCGCAGACTATCAGCCGATCATTGCCACCCCGGTTGCGCGGAACCAAGAGCGTGAGAAGAAGAAGGTTCAGGTACAGCAACAGGTGCAAGAGAAAGCACCGGCTGGAACTGACTTCAATCCTGCGTTGCTGGAAAACGCAGCCATTCGCGAGTCACGTCGCAGTATTGAGAGTGTGCCTTCCAACATTGAGGTGGCTGGCAGATTAAAGCCAACCTTGGACTCAGAGAACCGAGTCATTTACTCAGGCTATGAAGGGCCGGAGGTGTTCGGTATTCAGACCAAGCCTACGCAGGAAGGTTTGCAGAACTTCTGGAACTGGTTTGGTGACAGCAAGACCACTGACAAGCAGGGCCGTCCGTTGGTGTTCTACCATGGAACCGCTGCTGATATCACTGCCTTCCGTCCCAAGCAGGCCGGGTCTGTGTTCGTTACCCGCAGCCCTGAGTTCGCAGAAGAGTTCGGATTCTTGTCTGACAACTACATGGTCAGCAACTTCCCAGACTTCATGTCTGATCAGCAAGTGCTGGAAGTTCTTGATGAGACTCTCGCCAACCCGGCTTCGTTCTCACCTAAGTACTACGAACAAGTATCTGCTGCCAGAGAACAAGTGGCTGCAGATGTGCAAGCAGGCAAGGCGATTCGCCCTGCTGCATTGAAACCCATTAAAGAAATTGCAGCCGCTGGTCGCAGTTCCCGCTATCTGAATGCAATTCAGAAGCGGCTACCGTCCAGCGCCAACATGATCCCGGTCTATGTCAAAGCGGAGAATCCGTTTGACTACGATAACAAGGAACATATCAACAGAGTTTTAAAGAAGGTCAGGGAGATTTCTCCGATTGATCTTGACTCAGGACAGATAGAGCAATTTAAAAAGGGCGACTGGAAAACCATTGAAGGAGAGGATGGTAATTCCCCGATCCTTGATGCAATCCGAGAACTCGGCTTTGATTCCATGTATGTGGAAGAGCAAGGTGAGAAGAACCTTGCTGTCTTTGATCCGGGTCAAGTCAAGTCTGCCATTGGAAACAACGGCGACTTCAGCCCATTGACCCCGAGCATTCGGGAGTCGCGTCGCGCAGCACCTGCTGGTGAATCGCCGAACGTAGTTTCTATTATGTCCAACGAGGAGTTGCCGCCAAGAAAGATGGCTGGCAAGACTCAGGTCGCGCAGTTCCTGCAAGATCGTGCGCTGGAAAGACTGGGTCGTGTTCGTGATTTAAACAGCGAAGCAGACCGAGATGCCATTGCCGATGATCTTGTAGAGGAAGCCCTCTATGAGATGGACGTGCAGAAGAATGCGTTGGAGTGGTATGACACTACCATTGAGCGCACCATCGAAATGCTTGCGCTCAAGCATCCGGAGATCAAGACTGATCCCAATGCGCGTACTGCATTCCTCACTGGTCTTGCTATCACATCTCAGAACCTTGCGGTTCCGGATAACCTCAAGTACGCCGAGGAAGTTTACAGTTACTTCAAGCGTACTGGCCGGTTCCCAGAAAAGGGATACGGATCAAAGGCTGGTTCCATCAAAAAGAATTTCCAGAAGGCTAACGAACTCATCAACCAGTTGGGTTCCATGGAAGCCTTCACGGACTTCCTGCAAACAAAGTTCCGCGCTGGAGATTTAAACGGAATTCTAAAAGGCCATCTTGGCAAGGGCGCTAAGGTTGGCGGTGAACTGGTTGACGCTCCGGTCTACGGATCTGCTGTGTTCGGACCCAAGATTGGCAACGGGTTCTATACCAATCTGCGTGGCGACTTCAGCCCGGTCACCATTGACATGTGGTTCATGCGAACCATTGGTCGTTTGCGCGGCAAGTTAATGGACTTCGATGAGAAGAAGTTTGCCAAGCAGTTGAATCGTCTTGCCAAAGCCGAAGGCATGGAAGGCGCATCAACGGATGATCTTGTTGCCCGTGCAAGACAACTTGCAAAACAACATGAGAGCGACTTCAAGAAGTTCCGCTCAGAGTATGACGCTGGAATTCGCAAGAAGTCCGAAGCGACAAATGCTGCGATTACGATTGTCAAATCATTGAAGGCAACTCGGGATGCTCCTTCTACGGGAACTGAACGAGCGCAACTGCGTGATGTTGTGAATCGTGCAGTCAGCAAACTTAAAGATCGTACTGGTCAGGACATTCCACCCGCTGCATTCCAAGCGCTAATATGGTATCCTGAGCAAGATCTATATAAGAAACTTGGTGTCAAGTTAAGGCATGTCAGGCAGGACTATGCAAACAGTACAAAACAATTCCTCCGTCAATCCGGAGTTGACGAACGAGAACTCAAGCGAGCCGAGGATCGGGTTCGGAGCCGCCGACAACGTCGAGCAGAACGAGTTCGACCGGGAACAACTGGGCCTGTCGAGGGAGCAGTTGAAACGCCAAGTAGCGAAGTTAGTGGAACTCTACCGCAAGCAGAAACCGCCCAAATAATTCGGGAGTCTCGCGCTCGTCCGAAAGAACAACTAGATCGTGCGGTCAAGAAAGCCGAGGAAAATATTGCCAAGGCTCCGACTGGTGCTATCCCGCTATACAATTTAAACGCAACTCCAGAATCCCTGTACGTTGCACAGAATCCAGATGCTGGTGACAAACTGGATGCGAACGATTTCATTCGTTACTCGCGTCAGAACCAGCCTCAGTACAGTCCCGGTGTCGATCAGATCCTCGACAAGTTAGCGGTTGATCCTCCAAATCAAACGCCGGGACAGACTGTCATTCAGTCTATGCAGATGCCGAAGTATCGGGATCTCATTGACAAACTTCGCCAGCAGTTCATCTTTAACTACTCGCGTCTGGAGTACTACAACCAGAATCATCCGAGCCTGTTGCAAAACTCTGCGGATGTAAACTCATTGGTTGGCGCTGAAATGGCAGATCGCCATCGTGCTATCAGCGCGGCTGCAGTAACAGACGGTGTACCTGTGTACCGCAATGGCGTGACCAAAGTGGAGAAGTTCATCCACAATGGTCGCGAGTACAAGGGCCTGATCGATGTCATGGCCCCTCTGTATAGCAATCAGTACGGGAACCTTGAGCGGCTTGCTCAATCGTATGCCATTGCCCTTCGTGGTCGCCGTTTAACCGCTGAAGGAAAGTTAGCGCCGGGTGACCCGACAGATCTTCCAAGACTGGAAGCCGAAGTCGCACGGTTCGTCAACCCCAGCACTGGGGAACCGATCATCAAGGAATGGTATGACGCATGGCAGGCATACAACGGATATGTTGTTCAGTTCTTGCGCGATACCGGAATGATCGACGATGCAGGCGCACAGTTGTGGCTGCAGCAATCGGATTACATTCCCTTCTATCGGGAAACAAAGGCGGGTACGGTTGCTCATCCGAAGATCTTTGGTGGATTAACTTCGACTACCCACATGAAGTCAGTGGGCAAAAGTTCTGAAGCCATTAACCTTCCGCTGTTGGATTCCATCCTGACCAATCTGGATGCAGCGATTGGCATGGGCATGAGGAACGTCGCCCAGCAGCGCATCGTTCGTGACATGGTGACCATTGGCATGGGACGCATGGCTCGTCCGGGCGAAGCACTGGAAGGATTGATGACTGCCACCTTCAAGGTGCAAGGCAAAAAGTACACCGCCATTCTGGAAGATCCGTTGATCTTTGAATCCATGCAGGCACTGCCTGATATGGGCGCGGCAGGTATTTTGGAGAGTGTATTCAGGGTTCCCGCAACAGTCCTTCGCGAACTGATCACACGGGAACCGGGCTACATGGTTGCGAACATGCTTCGCGATACCGCCTCTGCAGCCCTCACTACGGGTGCCAACATTATCCCTGTCTACGATACTGTCAAGAACTTTGCTAGCGGTCTAGACAATCTGCGTCGGCTTGGTGTGGTTGGTGGGTACGACTTCGCCCGTGACCCAGAAGACATGACGGCATTCCTTGCTGATGAAGCCAAGAAGCGCGGTCATAAAATACCCGCAGAGTTTGGGAAGTTAGATCAAATCACCCGATCTAAATACATGCGCCCGTTTAAATGGGCATGGGATGCGCTGGGTCAGGTGACTGACAAAGCAGAAGCCTCAACCCGTCAAGCGGTATACGAAGACACCTTAAAGCGAACTGGCAACGAGGCCGAGGCTATTTATCAGGCGTTGTCGGTTATCAACTATGGACGGCGTGGTCGCAACCCAAGCCTCCGTGCGTTGACGGCAGCGGTGCCGTTCTTGAATGCGCGTATCCAAGGTTTGGATAAGTTGTATCAGGCTGGCACCGGACAGGTCGGCGCTTTCAGGGATCGTCGCAAGAACTTCGCTCGGTTCGTGATGAGAGCCGGGTTTATGGTGGGATTGACTGGCTTGTATTACGCGCTTGTCTCGGACGATGACGAGTACAAGAACGCCAACCCTGAGACGATAGATAACTACTACATCTTGCCCACCCCAATGGACTTTGCGGTCAAGATTCCGATTCCGTTCGAAGTGGGTTTGCTGTTCAAGACTCTACCTGAACGAGCATTGCGTCGGTATCACGATGTGGATGTGGAGCGCGATACAGAGCAGTCATTGCTTCGTGCAGTCACGAGTACTCTGGCATTTAACCCAGTTCCACAAGCAGTACTGCCGATTGCAGAAGTCATTGCCAACTACGATACGTTCACGGGCAGGGCGCTTATCCCGCCGTATATGGATGAGCGTATGGCTGCTGAGTATCAAGCCCGGTTCGGGACCAATGAGTTGGCTCGTATCCTTGGCGAAGCCACTGGCATGTCTCCCATCAAGATCGATCACTTGTTGAACGGTTACTTTGGCACCTTGGGAACCTACACGTTGGATGCCGTGGACCATGTCATGCGTGATGCAGATCGGATGTATCCGTCGCGTGATCCGTATGAGTATCCGTTTGTACGTCGGTTCTTTGCTGATGCTAATCAGCCGGGACTGCAGTCTCAGTACTACGATCTCTACAAGGAAGTGGGTAAGGTCACCAACACCATCCGTCAGTTGCGTGAGGATGGTCGCGTCGATGAACTCAACGCTTACATCATGGAGAATCAGAACATCCTTGGCGTAAAGACCAGCGTGGATTATCTGAACAAAGTCATGAAGCGTTATCGCGACCAGAAGGAGGCGATCCTCAAGTCACCGCTGGAGCCTGATGTTAAGAAGGAACTGATCGATCAAATGGATGCAGATATCAACAGAGCATTGCAGATTATCCCTGTCCTGAAACAGGCAGCGTTTAGTGAAGAAAGACAAACACTCCAGTAGTTACATGGGGCGGGTCAAGGAACTGGACTGCGCCCTCTGTACGATCTTGGGCCAGCCTCAGACTTCCATCACTGAGGCTCACCATATCCGCACTGGGCATGGACTGGGCGACAGGGCCAGTGATTTCCTGACAGTCGCGCTATGCGTTGAGTGCCATCGCGGAACGCATGGGTTCCACGGAACCAAGGCTCTGATGAAGATCGCCAAACTCAGTGAGATGGACTTGTTGGCCGAAACAATTAGAATGCTGGATCTCAAAAGTTTAAACTTAGAGAAATAAATCTGGGTTATATTTGGCCAAACGATGAGGGCTTACATCGTGGCAAAGCGCAAAGACAAGTACATCCCTATTCAGATTGAAGAAGGGAAATGGTACAGAGTTAAGGGTTATACCCATTCCGAGTGTTGTGACTGCGCGTTAGTCCACCTTGAAGAATATCGTTTGGTTGATGGACATCTGGAATGGAGGGCTGTCAGGGATGACAAGACCACCAACGCCAGACGTAAACAACTAGGCATAAAGGTGGATCGTGCCAAGAAAGATCAGTGACGAAGATTTCATTGCATGCTGGCAGCGGTGTAACAACGCCAAGGAAGTCTCAAAAATTCTAGGGATAAGTCAGCGTCAGGCTTTGTTGCGAAGACGAAGCATGGAGTCCCGATATGGGATTCAACTAAAGTCAAATACAGCCGTAGTTAATTCGGCCAATAAAACTTTATCTTCCGCATTCAGGGCGGATGAACTAGCCCGTGAGCGCGTCACCCGATACGAAGACGAGATGCATGGAACCCTGATCGACGGGGTTCTGATGGTGGGTTCCGATGCCCATTACTGGCCCGGTATCGTCAGCCCTGCACATGAGGCGTTCTGTCGGTTGGCTAAGGTACTCAGCCCCAAGATGGTCGTCCTCAACGGGGACATCATGGACGGTGCCCGGATCAGCCGCCATCCCAGAGCCTTGTGGCAGCAACTGCCGACCGTCAAGGATGAAGTCCATGCCATGCAGGATCGGTGCGCTGAGATCGAACGAGCAGCGCCCAGATCCACGCTGGTTCGGACTATCGGGAACCATGATGCAAGGTTTGAGAATTACCTTTGCTCTAACGCGCCTGAGTTCGAAGAGATGACAGGCACATCTCTGATCCATTACCTGCCAAGATGGAGAGCGGGATGGGCATTGCATTTAAACGCTAGCACACATGGCTGGACGGTCATCAGGCATCGCCATGTCAGCGGCGGTATCCATTCAGCCTATGCGTCCACTGTCAAGGCCGGTGTCCATTACGTTCATGGTCATCTCCACAAACTGCAATGCGTCTCGTTTGGAGATTACCGAGGCCGCCGCTATGGGATAGACTGTGGAACTCTCGCTGATCCCAAGGGACCACAGTTCGCTTATACCGAAGGTGGCCCACTCAACTGGTCTAGCGGGTTCTATGTTCTGACATTCAAAGGTGGCATGTTGTTGCCGCCTGAACCCTGTTTGATTGATAGAGGTAAGGCATGGTTTCGCGGAGAGGAGATCTAAATAACCTACGTCCAGAACCCTGCGTCTCTTGTGTTTGGTGTTGCCCTTGGAATGGAAAGGGCTGGGGCTGTGCCCACAAATCAGTTAAGGGATTGCTTCGCGGAACGGTTCCGTGTGGAGGCCAGCACTACAAAAAAGCGGGGGCCTTTTCGTGGCCCCCGAAGGATGGTCTTGCAGAAGCATAACCCGACTGCGCCGCGAGAACAGGAGCGGCACCGACCCGTGCATACTACTCAGGTTGATCTGACCACACAACATCGTGGTCGCTACCGAATGACATGATCAGATCTAGCATGTCTGCCATCTCCTGCTTGGACATGCCAGAGGTAGGCTCACCGAGGTAGACCATCCCGCCTTCGATACCGGGAACCATGCGCTGCTTACGGATGGCGGCAGTGAAGATCCATTTCCAATCCTT